TCTAACACTACATCATGAGTTTGTGTGTTAACTGACCAAACTGCGGCTTGTGTACTGATAATACCTGTTGCTGAATCATAAGCAATATTGGAACCATTGCTTACACTTGTACGAGCACGGGCTGTTGTGAAGTACTGGTTAGTTGAGCCTTCAGCTACTTTATCTGTATTTTGCTTGGCAAAAGTAAACGCACCAGTACCGCTACTGTATGTTAAAATAGTAGCATCATCTGATGTTAAGCTTATTGCGGCACGGGCTCTTGCATCGCTGAAATATAGGTTAGTAGTACCTTCTAATACGCCATCGCTGGTAGGATGTGAGTATGTAAACACACCAGTGGTACTGTTATACGCTAATACTGTACCATTGTTAGATGTCAATGAAATGTCATTGCGGGCACGGCTTGACAAATAGTATAGGTTATTTGAACCTTCTGGTACGTCGTCTGTGCTGTTGATTGTGATTGAATTGATCAATGAATCAACATATTGTTTGGTTGTGGCACCTAGGTTGGCAACTGGATCGGCATTTAAAATCAGGAATCCTGACATTGTGTCGCCGGCTTTGGCCAGTTTACCAGCTAGTGCTGATGTAATGGTTGATGTAAAACTTGCATCATTGTTAATTGCACTTGCTAATTCAGATAGTGTGTCTAACACTTCTGGTGCGGAGTTAATTAAGTTTGTTACGGATGTTCTAACATAGGCTGTTGTGGCAACCTGGGTTGTGCTTACTTGCTGGGCCGCTGTTGGCGCTGTTGGCGTTCCACGAAGGTCTACTGAACTTATGATCGAACTTGACCGGGCTTTGATAATTGGCATTTTTTTGTCCTCTTAAAGAATTCTATTGAACTCTGGTTTGGCATTTTTAAGTATGGTGCTAACCAACATGAGAATATGTTATATTACTAACAGCCAATAGTTTTTCGTTATGTAAACGCTACTGTCACTGGCTGTAACTTTTATTTCATATCTGCTTGGACTACTGTTTTGAGGAGCAGTACCAACGATATTACCTCCACTAACTGATAGCCACGAAATTGCGGCTTCTCCATCATATGCTGGATCAATAGTAAAGTTTGTAGCATTATTTACTCCAATTGGAAAAATAATGCTGTCTCCACCGGAAAATGTTCCGATATAGCTGGTGGAGTCTGTCCAATGTGGCTGATTGGTTCCTACCTTAATAAGGCCAGGGAACACAAACTCATTGCCACTGGTGTCGACAATTGTCAAATCTTGTGACTGTTGCCAAAAAGCAGTTGACATCAGTGATGTCTCAATCATGCATTGCATGGTGTCTGACGTTGGATAGTCAATTCTAGTAACTGCCTTGCCTCCAATTTTAACTGACGTACCATATGTTATGTCAGTTGCAACAATTGTGATGGTGGTAAAATTAGAAAGCGTGGCATAATACAATCCAACAATGTTGGGTCTAGGTCTGTCGCTTGAAACTGTGCTCTTCAACACCCTGACTAAAATTCTATCATTTTGTTCTGGAGGTTCATCAAATGCAAGTATGTGACCATCAATCAAATTAAAACTGTAAAATGGTTCTTGCTGTATTCCATTGATAGATACAACCAGGTTGTTTACACCAGCCACTGACATTTCAAGATCAAATGTCATTGTTGATTCATCACCAGAAAATATTTTTGTGATTGCACTGAATGCTTGTGTTTGAGTTCTAAAAAGGCCCAGAGCTGAGTCAAATGTAATTACTTGGCCGTCTGTTGGATTTGTAATGTTTACATCAGTCAATGCATTTAAATCTAAATTNTCAATTTTAAGATCTAACGCTGATTCTGCACCGGTGGCTCGAGTTAACTCTGTTGCAACCTTGTTGTCAACATAAACTTTGTCTGTGATTGTTTGCCAATTGGCGCCATCAAAGAATTCAGGTTTAGTTACAGTTTGATCAAATCTAACATATCCAGCGGCACTAATCACTGGGCGGTCTGCTTCGGGCCCACTAGGAAGCTTTAAGGCTCCAGTACCTTCAATTTTTAAAACACCAGATTGTGGTGTTAATGATTCCTGCGAGTGATTAATTTTAATTGTCATTACGCTTTACCTGCAATCTTTTCTTGACTACGACCATATGCCGCTAAGCCTAGAACAGCACCCATTGCAATGTGGTACAACCCTGCGCCTTGTAAAGTCAGTGGCAACCATTGGCTTGTTACCTGTCCGCCCTGTATTGATTGTAATACTGACCATAACACTGGAAATATAATAAAGTCTGTGGCACATGTTAACATGTAAAGGACTGCCATCATTGGGCGCCATTTGCTGTTGATAAAGTCACCAAAGCCACCTGACACTTCAATTGTGGTAGTGCCGCCTTCCTGCATTGCTCCGCCTGCGGCTGAGTTATTAGATTGATTTGAAGATCCACCAAAGCCACTGGAACTTCCGAAGCCACTAGAGCTTCCACCAAATCCGCTGGAACTTCCGAAGCCACTGGCTGGCGGTACTGCACCAAAACCTGGACTGCTTGTTCCAAATCCTGCGGCAGGTGTACTACTAGCGAATTTATTTGTAATGGATGATTTTGCTGAGGCACTCACCGGTGCTTGACTATCATCATAATCGTCTAATTTTGGCATTGCGGCCTCCTTATTTAGGAGTATTTACCAAAGGGGATGTTTTTGCAGTATGTATTTTGGTCCATTTGCCTATTGGACAAGATTCGCTTTCTAAAATTATTTTAAAATTTATAAAGCATCCACATTGCCTGCATTGTCTTGCAGGTCTATAGTACCATTCACATTTTTGACAATGGCTGGCTCGTTCTAATTTTGTTTTTGTGTTTACAAACATGCTGTACTTATGCAATGAAAAAGGGCTCCGAAGAGCCCTTTTTGTATAAACTTAACTAATCGGTAGATTAGATGAAGCTTAATGCAGTTGCATCGATAGCAATTGTGTTAACATAATCAGAAGCGTTACCCAAAGAGTTTGACGCATTTGATAATTCAACATAACCGTAACGAGTCATGAAGCTGACAGTTGGTTCAAATGTATTTGGATCCAAAACAACACCACTGCTCATCAAAGGAATGTATGGGCAATAGAATGCAGGAGCATCCATTTCGTTAGCGCCTTTGTAACCAATTAGAACTGGGGCGGCATCGCCTGCGTAATGGTTAACATAAACACGAACTGAACTGTTTAGTGTACCAACAAACTTTGTATTTGTAGGAGCTTCAAATGTACCTTCTGTTGTACGAGCAAATGCGCTGGTAGTAGCAGATTGTAGAATTGTCAATGCTGTTGGGCTAATAACAATGTAGTTACCAGCACCACGACGTGTACGGCTAGCGATGTCGTTAGCGGCACGGTTGATCAACACAGCCAATGCGGCGTGTTGGTCACCAACGAAGTTGGCTTGACCTGATACTGCTGACTGGTCGTATGTACCAAATGCACTACCTGCTAAACCAATCAATGAACCAATGATTTCTTGGTCAATTTCAGCAGTAATTTCTTGTGCTAGAGCGGCCATGATTTCTGCTTCAACGTCAACACCATGAATGGCTTGTGCGTCTTGAGCGGCTTCAAATGTCCAACGAGCTGATAACCTACGGCTCTTAGCTTCTACAGTCTCTTTCAAGATCTGGATGTTCATTCTCTTACCAGCAGTACCTTCTAATGTACCTGTTGTTTCAGCTTTACCAGCTGAGCTACCAGAATACTGAGTAGCAATGCTGAATGGGCTTAGAGCTTCATCGTTTGCTGTAACAGCTTTACCGATGTTGCCATCAGCGGCTGAACTTGCACTTACTGAATCTGCATAACGCACACGCAATGTGTGGATCTGAGATACTGGACCTTGCATTGGTTGTACACCAACTAATTCGTTGGCAATGGTTGTTGGCATTACACGACGAATAACTGGTAAAATAACCTTGTTTAGAACAGCAACATTACCCTGTGCAGTTGCACCAGCAGTTGCAGTTTCTGTCAAATACTTTTTAGTATTTTCTAAACAGACTTCCATTGTGGACTTGCGTTGTCCAGTTAGGCCTTCTGTTAAAGCCTGCTTGGTAGCAGACCAATTTTTAGCTTCAAATAGAGCTTGTGACATTTTGTATGTCTCCTTAATTAATTCTTAATTCCAGCGAGTTTACGAAGTTGCTGAATTGTTTCATCAGCTTCGGCTGGGGCAGTAACTGACTCATTAAGAGCTTTGTTACCTGTAACCACAGTCTTCTGTGATTGCTGTCCTTCAACTAGTTGTTTCTTCTCTCGACGAACTTCTTCGTTTAGAACAGATGGCAAGTATTTCTGGAATTGGTCTTTTAGTTTACTGGTATCAGTACCTTCTAATAACTCTTCCATAACGCCACGCTTGTCTTTTGACAATGGTGAACATAATTCTTGCATAACGCGAACTCGCTGTGCTTGATCTTCCGCAATGCGCTGACGACGAAGCGACTCGCTAATTTGTACTTCTTTATGTGTTAGTTTTGTATTAGCCTCGGCCAATTGGCCTTGAATTTCGATGATTGATTTGTTAAGCTGGCTAACGGCAGTGCCGTCTGCAAACTTAGATGCCATAAATTCTGCGGCAAAAGCTTCCATGATCTTACGACCAAAGTTGTTTTCTTTTGCTTCACGAATATCTGTTTTTAACTGTGACATTTCTTTCTTGAATGATTCTGTAACTAGACCGTTGATCTTGCTACTGGCTTTCTGGATGAAAGCTGTACGAGTTTCATTAATTGCTTTACGGCCTTCGGACACTAGTTTTACGCGAGCGTTTACCAATGCCTTGTGATCTTCATGCAATTCAGTTAATTCGCCTGTTAACTTGCGTAATGCAAATTCTTCTAAGCGAGAAATACTTTGTTTTTGTGCGTTACGATCGCCACGAAGTTCTGCAATTTCTTTGGCAAGTGTTTCCAGTACCAATTTTTGTAGCATTGTAGCATCTTCTTTGATCTTTGTAGCATACTTCACACGCTGAACAATTGCTTGTTCACGCAGTGATTTTAAATCTGTTGCTCCTGCATTGATAGTATCTTGCATTAACCTATCCATTGCTTCGATAAGTTGTCCTCTATCATGCTCGTAGCGTGAAGCAAATTCTTCACGCAATTCTGCCGTTACAGTTTCACGGCTTTCGGCAATGTGTTTTTCCCAAGCGGCGTTGATATTCTCACGCACCTCTTCGGATAAAACAACTGAGCCCAGCATCTCTGTAAAATTACTCATGGTTTTTTCCTCAGACTTTCTTTAGATTCGTAATGAATCTAGTAACCTCTGACTCGAGGTGTTTTTGTGCGGACCTATCGTAGGTCGCCGCGTAGGCCACATCCATTAGAGCGGCACGTCTACGACTGCCCATTACTCTTTCATAAATTGGTGTTGGATAAGCTTCTGGAGCACTTGGTTGTGCTACAACATCAACAGTGACAATCTCAAATTCAGAAACATTACCAGATTCCTGGACATTTCCTGAGCCTCGACTGCTGACGCCTAACTTAACACCACTTTCAAGTAATGTTTTGATAATGTTACCCATTGGTGTTGGGATAAGTTTTAATTTACCATAACCATTGGGGCCATCCATCCACATCTCAGTGACCATATGACTTACTCGGTCAATGTTCACTTGTAGATCGTCTGGATGATCTGCTTCTCCTAGAACGGAGAAACCACTATCTAATCGTTTACGAATGCTCTCTACAGCATTGGTGATTTCATTTACAGGGTAGATACGCTGATTGTGATTGCGTACTCCACCTTGAATAAAAACACCTTTCATGTAGAGATCCTTACCGCCACTGGCTGTGTCTTTAGTTTCAAGAACCATTTGTGCTTGATCAAAAGATAAGTTTTCGCGTAGTGGCTGTAGGTTCTGCATGGTTTAACCCTTAGGTAAGACTGAAGGACTTGAACCAGCTTCGCGTCCAGGAGCGGCACCAGGTTTTGCAACCTTGCTAACTGCTGGGCGAGTTGTTCCGCCTAAATCTTGTGAACTTGGTGCTTTAGCTGGTGATGTACCGCTGGCAACGCCTTCNCCACTTGTGCTTCCGCCAAATGATGTTGATGGACGAGCCATCATTGGATTGCGTTTTGCAACTGGGCTAGTAGTATTAGTAGCACCTGTTACACTATTTGCACCTGAACCTGCGCCTACTGCTTGACCTTCTGAATTGGCATCTAGTTTTACTCGTTGTAATTCTAGAGCTTCTTCTAAAGACTCGCCTGTTGGCATTGGCATTTCTTCAGCACCCATTTCTGGACCCATTTCTGAATCCTGGTCACCTTCACCGGATACCATCTCTTCAAATTCTGCTTTTAGTTTGGCTAAGGCTGATTCTACATCTAACATTGCGTCAGCAACATCAGCGGCATCAGAACTAACTGGTTCTGCACCTTCTTCGCCATTGTCCATGCCGGCTTCTAAATCATCAGCTGGTACTTCCAAATCTTGGACACCGGCTTCTTCATCGCCTTCGGCTTCTTGTGTTAAATCTGCATCAACTTCGTCTACGGAATTGATGGCTTCTTGTTGTTGATCTTCTTGATCATCATCAGTCATAATGTCTTCATAGACCTGACGACCAACGCTTACATAGTAATCATGTAACAACGCACTAGCTTTATCTTCTTCTTTATTCAAAAGATGATCTAATGCCTGTTCTAGAACTGTTTTACTCATTATTAGTCTCCTTGCGCTAAGGGGCACACATAAGAATGTGCTTTACCAATAACTACTTACTATTGGCACATAATAATGAAGTTCATATGGTAGAAAAAACGGTGTTTTTCTACTGAAAAATTACAATTTTATTACATTGACTGCTCGACAGGGCGAGCATACATTTTTTTGACTAATTGTAATCGTTGTTTGGTTTCGTATTTCCGTAAATCTCTGATTTTTCTTAAACGATTCACATGTTCAAGCGTCAAACGCTTCCTACGCAAATCGCCAAAGAAAGCAACTTCAGGATCGATTTCTTTGTCGATCTCATCTTGGTTGGCCATTAAATCATTGAATCTCATAAGTGTACTTATCCAAAATGTAATTTAAGTTCCAGGCGGTGCTGGTGGTATTCCTAGGTCTGCGGCAGGTGCTCCAGCGTCGGCTCCACCTTCTGGACCTTCTGCTGGATTTGCATCAAGTCCACCTGACAGGTCTAAATCACTGTCATTTGGTCCAGATACGCCGGTTGCACTAAATCCTGCTCCAGCTTCTCCACTCATGTCTACTGCTTCTTCACCTTGATTTTCTTCACGCCACAGCGTTTCGTTTTCTAACAGTTCGTCATCATCCAAGCCCAAGTACTTCTTCAGTTTGAATCTATGGCTTAGATATGGAATTTCAGCAAGTTGACTAAACACACCTGCACGAGCTCCATCAATTTCAATTTCACGGTAACCACTGAAGTTTTGTGGCTCTAACAAATCAATGTCAAAGTCAGAACTGTCAAGATTTACGCCTCTATTCTTCATAAAAGCCTTGAATTCGCGGTCGAGATACGGAGCAATTAGCCCCTGTAGCCTACGACAATATCTGTTAAAACGGTACTCTTGAATCATTGCAGTACCCAGTTTTCCATCTGTATAAACTGCGGCACTATCGTCTGGACCAGTTGGCAAATAGCTACTTGGAATACGCAGGCCACGCAATAACTTGTTGTTAAAGTACTTTAAATCGTCAATTTCACCTAGACCGGAACCACCAGGTAATGTTTCAACTTTACTTCCACGACCGTCAGCAGTGGTGGCAAAGAAGAAATCTTCCAGCATGGTCAATGGATTGTAACTTGCATCCATTGTTGCTCCGCCACCTGTGCGAGTTGGAATTCTACGCTGGTGAATTTCGTTTTTAACACGCTCAACAAAGGCCATGGCCTGGTGAGCTGGTAAATTACCTGTGTCAATATAAAATACTCGGCGTTCTGGTGCTCGTTGCACACGATAGATGATGACTGCATCTTCAAGCATTTCTTTTTGCTTGTAGATTTTAAACACGCTGTCTAATATACTATTGCCAAACGGCCAAGTTCCATCAAGTCCTTCGTTCAGTGTCATGTGAATTATATGTTCACTGTCAATGGCTACTTCCTCCACTTGCTGTCCTGCTTTTGAATAGTTTACGCCAGTTGCAGGATATGGACCTTGTGGAGTGGCACCCATGGTTGAAAGTGTTTTGACATTGTCAATGGGTTTTGTTGCAACCTTTGAAGCAAAGTTTGGATGCACATTGCTAATGACATACTGTTCAACATCTCTGCCTTCTGCTTCATTGATAACTGCTCGTTTGACATCTGATGGATTTACCCAGTACAACTCAAATGTTTCTGGATCACGCATGAAGAACTGGTCTCCATACTTGATGGCACTACGGAACATTCTAAAAATACGCTGATCCATTTTATTAATTGCACACCACTTCTTCAGTGACTCTTGTACAATCTTGCTTTCGCTGTCAGTTGGATCTTCTTTCCACATGATTCGGAAAGGTAAATTTGTATCTAGTTCTGCTTGTGTACAGAACTCGGCAATGGTGTCTAATGCGGCATTGACTTCTGAGTCCGCATCCATCAAATCATATTGACCATAACGATCAACACGGTTTGGTTGTCCAGTGTATACATCTTGTAGCCAAGATGAGTATTTGGCCGAAGCCGCAGATGATCCACCTCGATTATTTGAAGTAAGTTCGGTTTCTGGATCCCAGATTTTAAAGTGTTTTCGCCATGACATAGTTGACTTACTTACCTTATTTTATTAACTCAGTCTAACCGGAGTATTTGCTTCGGATCCGCGGGTATTGCCTCGGATGGCATCTAGATCATCAACAATGGACGCCAGGTAACCCAGTGCTTGTGTTAATATTTCCGGAGTCAATGGAGTTGCATTTAAACGATTGGCCACAATTGACTCTCCTGAACTCAATGACTCTGCTGTTGGTACAGTTCCCGACACTCCGGGTATTGACATGTCACTTGAGCTTGGCAACTGAATTTGACCAGCATCTTTCATCTGTGTCATTGCTTGACCAATTTGAGTGAGATACTGTGCTGTCAATCTAACTTCATCGCTGGCACCGGCTTTGGCAAACTCCAACAATTGGTCTTTGAAATTGCCCAATGCATCTTTATCAAATCCTTTAAGTCCAGCATTGATGTCAATTAGACCTGTACCAAAATTCTTTATGCCGTTGCCTAACTTTTCAATTTTGTCTGCCATTGGCGCCATTTGCATGATGCGTTCTAGTGGACCTTTAGATCCAACCAGTCCCAACAATCCAGAAACAATTCCACCACCAGCGGCCACAATGGCCGCGGCAGCAAATGCTGTCATACCCAGTGCAATGGCACCAAGTCCCAGTCCTACCATCATTAAATTACTACCACTTACCTCACCAAGCATTTTTAGTGATTCAGCAAAGGGTTTCATTCCAACGCTGGCAATACCAAGTGCTAGGCCCATTCCTGCGGCAGTTACTCCAAGTGCGGCCAACGCCACTAATCCTGCACCAAACATTAATGCACCCACACCCGACATCATTATTGCGCCCAGTGCAAAAACTGCGGCTCCTAGTATACCCAGTGCAATGGCCCCTTTTGTCAAACTTGCCCAATCAACTTCATTAAATGTTTGAAAGCCTTTGCCTGCTACCCACATGGCGGCACCCAGTGCGGCAATGGCCAATGCTCCTATTAGAATATTTGCTGACATACCACCCAGCAACGAAGCCGCTACACCCAGTATACCTATTGCAACAGCACCTTTGACCAAGCTTCCCCAATTTACTTCATTAAATGATTTAAATCCTTGACCAGCTACCCACATTGTGGCACCCAGTACACCAATGACCAGAGCACCTTTAAGTATTGAAGCAGAACCTTTGTCTAACAATTTGGCCATAACCACTAGACCGCCTATGGCCAGTGTTCCTTTGACCAAACTACCCCAGTTGACTTCATTGAATACTTTGAATCCAATTGCTGACAATGCCAGCGATGCACCCAAGATTGCAATGACACCTGCACCTTTTAGTATTGAATTGGAACCCTTGTCTAATAATTTTGCAATTCCTATCAGGCCGCCCAAGGCAANNGTACCCTTGAGCATGCCTTCCCAAGTGACTTCACCAAAAGTTTTGAATCCGTGTGCGGCCAAGGCCAAGGCGCCACCCAACAATGCCAGTGTGCCTGCGCCTTTGATGGTTTTGTTGTCTCCCAGCTTGCCAAGAAAGTCTCCAAACGAGCTCATACCACTGCTGGCGGCCCCGCCTAGCTTGCTGAACATTCCGCCAGCTTTATCGCCAACAGTACTCAATGCTCCGCCAACACCGCTGCCTGCGCCTTTGCTGAACACACCACCAACAATTTTTCCACCAGCACTTGCGGCTCCTGCACCTTTGCCAAGTGCTCCACCCAGTATGCTTCCAATTTTAGCAAGTCCACCGCTGCCGCCAAATAGTGCCATTCCTATGCCGCCAAACACCAATGGAGTCAACAAACCAAGTACACCAATCATAGTGGCATTCAACCATTGAACAGCGCCACGCAAACTGTTTAGAGCCATATCCAGTTGATTCATTGTTTTGATATTGCCAGCTTCAGATGTTGTTCCACCTAAATCCTTTTTGGCCTTCTTTTCAGCTTCTTCATTGGTCGCGGCTTGACCTATTGTGGTGCCAAAATTCAACTGACGTTGTTTGGCTTCCATGTATTTTAGGTCACCAACATTATATGAAGATGCGCCGCCAGCGGCTAGTCCAGCGGCTTCTCGTTGCATTTGAGCAGAGTATGCCCCCGAATCAAATTTGCCATTTCTTCCGCCAGCACCACCTGCATCAGCACCTCGACCAATGGCATTAATGGTATCTGCAAATTCTGGACCCATCTTTTCAATTGCAAAGGCCATGCCTTTGTCTCGAGTCTGTTGATCTTGCATCAGCAATGCAATCTGATTGGCATCACTGTCGCTCATGCCAGTGCCTTTCATCAATGCCATCTTGATATCTTCTGCACCTTCAATACCAAGTGTACTTGCTGTTTGCCCTGCTAGACTTCTTTTAAAATCATTGATACTTTTTAGCACTTCCTCAGCACTTAATCCAAAAGTATTACTCAATTTTCTTGCACTTTCCGCAGTATCAGCAAATGCTTTGGCTGATGCCTTTACTGCATCGTCACCGCGTTTGCCACTGAGTGCTGTCTGTTGTGCAATGGATGCCATCAATGTGGCCTGTGCTTCTTGACTCATTCCCAATTCACTTACTGCAACTGATGCTCTATCAACATCTTTAACAAAGTCTTTGCCAAGACGATTGTTTAGGGTCCTGGTAAAATTACTGCCGTTACGAAAGCCTCTAGACAAGTCACTTAAATTTTCTATTGCATCTTGACTGCCATTGCCAAAAGATTTAAAGCCCTGATTGCTTTCAGCAATAACTTTTATAAAGCTATCTCCAAGTCCACTCATCGTTTTTGCTTGTCTAATTGATCCTACTTTGAATGCACCTAGGTCAGCAAAGCCGCCAACACCTGCGGCATCTTTGGCAAAGTCACTCATTGCTCCCAGTGCAAAACTTGCGCCAGCCGCAAAGCCAAACAACATCTTGCCAACAACAGTATTGGCTCCTCTGAATGTCTCTGCTAAGCCGCCTAAGGATTGATGAACTGTACCTGTTCCAGTTAATAATTCTTTACCAAATCGCTTGACGCCTGCTTCCTGGCGTTCCATTTCCCATTCTAAATCTCTTGTGGCTTTGGCCAATTCATCTTGTGCGTCTATAGTGTCGTCGACGGAATCACGAAGCTTTTCTAATTTTTTTCTTAGCCTTTCTACTTCTTTGCTATTTTCACCGTGCTTTTTTGTTGCGGCGGCCAGTAGTTTTGCATTTGAGTCAAGAGCCTTGTCTAATGCGGCGCTGCCGGTGTTGGCTTTGCCAGCTTTGCCACCAGTCTGGCCAACAGAACCATCGCCTTTGCCTCGACCCAATTGTGAGGTCAGGCGATTCATTGCGGATATCAATTCATCTATTTTATGATCAGCTATTTCAGCCATGTGTTTTTCTTAATCTGGGTCATTAGGACATTAAAGTACCACATAAATAGATTATGCATATTATAGGCCTATGAACCTATTTACCGTTAAGGATTAAGTACATGGATAAAGAAAACCCACTCAAGAAGCCCGTTTCGCAGGCTACTGCCAACCCGTTGGCAAATTTTTACCGTAGACCTGGCACCTATGTCAGTTTACCCAGTAAAGGACGATACTACAGATCAGCTNTCAAACTGTCTGACAATGGAGAACTGGCAGTTTATCCAATGACTGCCAAAGATGAACTAGCACTGAAGAACCCGGATGCCTTACTAAACGGCGAAGCACTGAAACAAGTGTTGGCCAGTGTAGTGCCGGACATCAGCAATGTTAATGAAATTCCAGCACCCGACATTGATATGATTTTGGTTGCCATGCGTATGGCCAGCTATGGCGATGACTTGGATCTAAATGTAAATCACAATTGTGCGGCCAGTGAAGGTAAAAGTCAAAGTGTCACAGTTGGGCTAGGATCAATTTTAGGCACAATGAAAGAGATTCCAGACGGTTCCGGAGAAGTGGTATTGTCAAACGGTGTCAAAGTGCTGTTACGACCTTACTCACTGGAAAATCAAAGCAAGTTGTTGAGAGTACAGTTTACAACCATGCGTCAGTTGCAGGCCATGGAAGCCAATGAAAAGAACACCATTGATCAGAAAGCTGATGTGGCCAACAAAGGTTACGACATGTTGACCAATCTAAGCCAGGAAATTTTAGCAGGCAGTATCATTGCAGTTGTACTGCCAGACGGAACTGAAGTGACCAATTATGGACACATTTATGATTGGGTCAAGAACTTGGATCGTGCCAGTGCCGATCGTCTAGATCAAGAAATGAAACTGTTTGCAGATTATGGTATNACACGCACATTGGAAATGACTTGCGACTATTGCAAGGAGAAGTATACCACTGATATGCTGTTTGACCCAACAAGTTTTTTCGGCGCAGGCTCTTGATGTTAGGAACCAACGGAGCAAAGATTAGACGCTTCGTTGAAGGTATCGAATCTGATGCAAGAGCCCTGATCAAGGAAGTTACTACTTTGAGTGTTTGGGCAACNATAGACCCAGAAACCATTTGGAATATGACTCANTTAGAAAGAGTTGTNCTATCCGAAGCAGTAAAAGAAAGAACAGAAGCAATGTANGGCAAAAAAGGATTTGCTCGCTCAAGGTGATTCATTTATCATCTTAGTAGAGCGATTCNATCGCTCTTGAATTTCGCATTGCTTCGCAATCGCTCATTCAGTTTTTATTGTTTAAGGTTTTAACGGTAAAGTATTGTAATGCAAGTGATGAAACATTTTGATTACTTGACACTGATGATTCAGTCACACTTAGCCCTGTTAAGGACTAAGAGAAAACTTGACACCGAAGTCCAAGCCACATCCAACTAAAGAAACTTGTTAAAGTAAGGGCGGTCACGCTGTACCCTTTTACACTCATCTTATATGACGCTACCGTATTGACCTAGTTGAAATCGTCGATACAGCATGTAGGTTGTAATAGTTCACCAGAGCCTACTCATTTTAGCTTTCGTATACTAATCCCAGTTCTTTTCAAGCAATTGAACTTCGTCCTGTGAAGGATAGTGGGCGTTAGTCTCTGCTACTGCACAGAATTTCCTTCCCCAGCGCAACCCTAGTGCCTGGTTTTATGGGTGTCTAAATATATCGGCGACACTGGCCTATCAGTAGTGATCTTGTCGTTGTGAGTTTGCTAATTGAATTTGCGAAATCGCTGTGAGTGTCTACATTGCGTAGTAAATTAGCCAGGATGAGTTATTGTACACTTTAATTATCAAATGAGCCAGGTGAGTTATAGCCGTTNTTACAGCTTGTTTATTATGTGTGAGCCATGTACACGAACACTAATTTGTCCATTGTAATAATCTGTCGATTCCAATACTTTTCTATCAAATTGTTCTTTGGCCTCTATGTAAGAGCATACAGCCTTTGAATTACAGTAATGTAGAATCTCTCTAATAAAGTTATCTCTACCAAGAGATTCTACATCTTTGTTCAACTGATCGTTGCTACCGTAGTATTCTTTCCAGTCTGAGTCAATCTTAGAACGAATACGCTTTTTCTTCTTGACTCCATTTTTCTGTTTGACCACTTTATAGGTAGTCTTGGAAAACTTTGCTAACTTTTTGCCAACATACATCCGCTGGTCAGTTTTATTTGTTATAAGATAAACAAAACCAACGCATTCTTCGGGAAGTACATCTACCACAGTACCTTGATACAGCCAAGTCATTACTTGGGAGTTGACAGGGCTTCTTTCTCGGCTGTAATCTCTTTACGGCGTTCTTTGATTGCTTTGCTCATTTCTTGTAATGCTTTGCGAGCACGAGCGGCCGCGGCTTTGACACCTTTTGCAGTGAACTTTTCGTTTTCGCTTTTGTAGTTCTCAAACTGCTCTAACAATGTTTCGTGATTTGACATTTAATGTCCCCTTAGTTAATTTCATTTACCTGTGTGTCAGTATCAAGCATGGTGAATCCGTTTTCTTTAACAACCATAAGCACATTGTTGACTCGACTGGCCAACTCATCTCTATGTGAAATTAAGAAAATGTTCCGATTCATTTCTCTTCCCATGGCTTTTAATACAGCCATCGATGCNTCAATACCAACACTATCCATTCCAGAATCTACCAACTCGTCGATAAACAACAAGTTCATTGGCTCTGTAAAGCTTTCATACACATCTCTAAAACTCCAGCTTAGTGCTAGAATTAAACGATTGCGTTCTCCCCTACTCAAATTATCAAAATCAAAAGTTTGACCCAATTGACTGATATCAACTTCCAAATCGCTTCTAAAAGAAACCTGATGTGGCAATTGTAACTTATCCAAGTAATAACCCAATCTGTGATTCAAATACGCAAGATTCTGTTCAATAATGCGTTTTCGGACAAATGAGTCTTTGCTTGTAAGTAATTTTAGTAAAAATTCCTGATGCTCTAGAAGCTTACTTACACGGTTAATTTCATCCCAGCTAACCTCTGCAAGGGCTGTATTTTTAAGAGCACCAATTTGTTCTTGATAAGGATCATGTTCGGCGATCCTGGTTTCCAATTGCTTTTTTGCATTGTCAAGATTATTTTTATGAGCCATGGCATCTTCAACATTGATATATTTTGTTGAAGGACGATCTGCAAGATTACCAATTTGTTTGACTGTGGCATTGGCCTGATCCAATGCTGTTTGTTCTTCGGCCTTTGACTTTTCAATCAGTTCNATGGCATCTTCTGCTTTTGAAATCATCACATCATGTGTTGAATCATGAACCTCTTGCCCACAGCTGGGACATTGATGATCAACAATGGCTTCTAAATTAGATTGAGCCAAGGTCATGGCATCTGCTAACTTTTTAATGTTGCTCTGATGCATGGCCAGTTCTTTATTGGCTAACTTTAGGCGACTTTCATTTTCTTTGAATACCACCAACGAGCGATGCGCTTCGAGTTCAGCCTCAATGTCTGTATTTTCTAATTCCGTGATGGCTGAACCAAAACTGCTGATTTCATCTTCCTTCTTCTTGGTCCAAATACGGCTTCTGCGTTCTAAGTCATCAATGCTGGTTTGTACTCTGACATTACTTTCTTGCAGAGCCTTGATGCGAGCATCTTCATCTCGAATTACTTCTTTGCTAGATTTAATTTGTTCTCTAAGAATTTCAGCCTTCTCACTCAACTGTGTGATGCCCAGCAGTTCTTCAATGATATCACGCTGGTCTCCACTCTTGAGACTCAGGAACGGTTGTGTATAAGTGTTCAATGCAACCAAGTGTTTGAACATTTCAGCACTCATGCCAACAACTCTATCAATGGCTTCTTGGGTCACTCGGTTTTCGCCCGCACCCTCATCGGTACCTGCTTCACTTACTTCTTGGTCGTCAACAATGAATCTCAGCAAGTTGGGTTTGCGACCACGCTCAATGGTATACTTGTTGCCGTTTTTCTCAAACTCAACTGTAACAATCATGTTCTTGGCATTGGTCTTGTTGATCAAGTTTTCTTTGCGTATGTTTGTGAGTGCAGATCCAAATATGGCATAACTGAGTGCATTGACAATGGTGGTTTTACCCACACCATTTCTAGCACCGTCNCCGCCCAGGTCTAGATTGTTACCCAGTACCAAGGTCATACCATACTGATCCATACGAAGAGCTTGGGTAACATTACCCACGCTCATAAAATTCTTAATGGTTATATTTTTAAACTTGATCAATTGGTAAGTCCCTGATAGATATGTGCCAGTATTTGTTTGTCAATGTGAGCAGAGTCGATGGCCTGTATTTGATTGAGTACAATTGCATCAACACTTTCAAATTTTATCTCTCCACCAGTCCACTCTGTTGCATGTTCTTCTGTTTTGCCGGGACTCAGACTGAGTTCTCGCATGTTGTATGCGTCTACCCATTGCTCTTTGATGTAGCTGGCTTCTTCATAACTGATGTCCACATCAATTGTGACTCTGGCAAAGGTTTGATTGTCAAACAGTTCTGCATGACGGTCAATGGCCTGAGTCAATGTAAGTGTTTTAAACTTGGGTGCTGAAGGCCAGGTTCTAAATTCTGGCTCTCCGCCGTACTCCAAGAACATACAGCCACGCTCATCATCCCAAGCATCTGCATAGTTGTGTGGAAAGCAATTGCCCATGTACACCACATTGCCTCTGCGCTGTCGTTTATGGAAGTGTCCTGAGAACACCAGCTCTTGATTGGGAAAGTGTCCTTCGTTTAGTCCACCATGGTCTGGCATTTCTACCATGGCATTCATTTTAAAGTGTGGCAGTTCAAAGTGTCCAAACACATAGCGACTCTTTAACTTTTTCATGTCCTCCCATTCACTGCCAACCAGCCAAGGAACAATGGTCATGTCACCAATGGTGGTAATTTCATCTATTAAATTGACATTGCTCAAGTGTTTGGCAAAGGGCAGTGAATTGATCTCTCGCTTCTCTCTGTATGCTAAATCATGATTGCCCATGATAACATACACCTGTTCAAAGTTTTCCGACAGATACTTGATATTTGACGTGGTATAGTTAAGAGTACTGACATTGACAGCGGACCTGTTGTTGTGCCAATCGCCAAGGAAGATGCATGTTTCAGCACCTGCTTGTTTGGCTTCCTGGGTCATCCACTTGATAAAGTTTTCACAATCATCATTATGGGCTCTGCTGTTGTTTCTTAGGCCAAAATGAATATCTGTAAAGCATACGGCTTTTTTAAAAGGTTGGGTCATCAGTTAGTGTAACATTTCTGCAAGTTTTTGTCTACATCTTTCTATTTCTTCTTTGATGTATAGTTTCTTCTTTTTCATTTCTCGGATCGACAAGTTGTCTTTGTAACTGGCCTCCATGGCATGAATTTTACGATCCATTTCATTGTGCGAGTTTTCCAAATGACTAATGTGATGTATTAGACTATCAGCATGCATTGTTGACTCTCCTTATTGTTTTAAAAATTGAGCCAGTTGTGGTGGCTCCCATCCTACAGGTTTTAATACCTTGCCGTCTCTACGCTTACGAACCTTGCCGGTCTCTGAATCAATCTTGGCAAAGTTTGTTTTCATAACTTCTTTCCACGCACCTTCTGCATCGGCACCCATGCTGTGTATGGTACCAATGGTGACAACCAATATATCAATCAAGGCATCAAGTGCTTCGACATTGTCATTCATGTCACATGCGTGTTTGTATTCTTTATATTCTTCTTCAATCAGTTTTGAGTACAGCACAAACTGAGGTAAGTTGTCCTCACCTACAGTTTGATCGCATGCCCGCATGAACTTTTCTTGATCACGAAATGGATTCGTCATTTGTTGCTTCCCCTTCATCTACTAGAGTTGCGGCCAATGCTTCTGCATCTTTGAGAGCATTCAGTCGTTCAACTTCCGCATGGTGATGTTGCGAACTTTCCATCTGACGAGTCCAACTTGGCATTTGTCCTGAGTTCTGTAACATATCATCGCGAATATCACGCTGTCGTTTTTCTACATTAAGCACACGAGTAAAGCTATTTGTTACTGCGGCAGTGTAATAAGCAAATGGGTTTTGACTTTTGCCTTCATCAAACTGTAGTGCAATTTGTGTCANCTGAATCAATGCCTGTCCACGCATTTCATCCACATAGCTGTAGCCTCGCCAGTTACTTCGTAAACTATAACGCTCGCATAGCTTTAAGAACATGGCACCTAGTCGATTGGTAATCTGTCCGTGTTCAACAGAAAAATTACCAGTCTTTACATCGCCCTTCCAATGACTACGCAATACTTCTCGCCATGTGCCATCTTCGTTGATTACAAAATGTTTGAATGGAGGAAAGTTTACTTTACTACGATGGTCAGCAAGACTTTTAGGATTGTTTTTACGACCTGGTTCCAGTGGAATATGTTCAAATGTCATGAGACGAACAACCAAGTCAGCAGTGGGAATCTTCTTGGCTAAAATTTCAAACTCATCTGCCTTTGGCTTGGTACTGGCTTTGCCGCCTGCGGCTTCCCAATTGGCCAATCCTTGCTTGTGAGCAATTTGGCTCAGCCTGCTGGCTCTGGCTTCTTTGGCCAGATTAATTGCACCTTCGGGACAAGCTTTTGTTTTTCGGTTATGAAAACTTTTTAAGTCAGCAACGATGTAGTCATACTGTTGAAATTCCAGGGATTCCTTCCAACAGTAACTCATTTTGCTACGATGTATTTCTGCAAGAATATCTTTGTTTTTAAGATAAACTGTTTTTGTTTTTTCTTCTTCTATCACAATAAGCTCCTTATGAACTAGTATAGCAGATTCATTTTACCTTGTCAACGGTAAAGTAGGTACATAATAAGAACGGTAAATAGACATGGAGATACCATCTATGAAGATTACCGATTTACAACCCCGCATCATTGCCATTTACGCAGGCCGCTTTCATCCATTTCATCGTGGACATGCTGAAGTGTTTCAAGAGCTGGCCTCCAAGTTTGGCATTAACAATACTTACATAACCACCAGCGGGAAGGTAGAGCCGAATAAAAGTCCGTTCACATTTGCAGAAAAATTAATAATGATGCAGGCGGCTGGTGTAACGGCCGATCATGTCACTGAAGAAACAACTCCGTATGCTCCTCAAAATTTACCGTCTAAGTTAAATTTGAACTCAGACAAAGACATTATGGTGTTTGGCGTTGGACAAAAGGACATGTCCGAAGATCCAAGATTCACCTTCTCTCCGTTGAAAGACGGATCACCAAGTTACTTTCAGAAGTACACAGGTAAAAACATGATGCCGTTCAGCAACAAGAAAAATGATGATGGCACTCGAGCCGGCCACGGATATGTAATACCAGTGTCCGATGTTGAATTCAGCATTGCTGGTAAAAAGATAAACAGCGCCAGCCAAATTAGAGAGTTGTATCAGAATGCAACCGATGAAGGAAGAACTGTAATCTTGAATGAACTCTATCCAAACGGTGGATCAGCAATCAAAAAAATCAAACGCATCTTTGATGCAAAATTAGGTTAATATGGCAAAAATAGCAACACCGGTCTCACTTTCATTCAAAGCATTTTCTTCCAACGGAACAGTGGAGTGGCCTGCTACGCCCAAGATCAATCAAAGCATTGAAGTAAACTACAGCACATGGGAACTTCAGCACACCAACTATCAACCTAGCGCATTTGGCAATCGTGCAACTCCAGTGATCAGCATCAGTGGCCCTTGGTTTAGTCGTAGTGCTGAAGAGGCAATTAGAACAATAAATGCCATTCACCTGTTACGAAGTGCCACCAGCATGTACTATGGCCGAGGTGACCCAAAGAAAGGTACACCTCCTCCCATTGGAAGATTTACAGCACATGGATTCTACAACAATACTCCAGTGGTGGTAAAAAGTTTTAACTATGATTTCCCCAACGATGTAGATTACATAACTGCTTCAGCATTGGGTGGAACAATGGCAGTACCGGTGTTGTTTGAAATGTCAGTCAGCTTGATTGTTCAAATTAATCCGCTGGAAGCTGTCAAAACCTACAC